GGGGATGCTCACATGGCCGGGGACTGGCCGGTTGGTACGGATGGCGAGGTGGAATCGGCTCTGAACCCCGGGAACAGAAAGCCACGCAAAGAACGACCCGAGGTCGGTTGCTGCTGAAAAGGGCGACTCCCGAATCAAGACTGACATGCGGTCGAATGACACCGCGGCCTGAGTGCGTGAGAATTCTCGTCTATAGATATACTGTTCAACCAGGAAGTCGAAGGTGGTGAACGGATTGGTAAGGGCAATAGAAGTCACTTCAGGAGCAATGCGCGTGAACGCGAGCGGCACTTGGCGAAGCGCGGCGTCGATGTTCATAGCAGTGTATCTGAGCGAGTCCACAAGAGGGCCAAGGCCAGATGCCGCTCTCCTGTACTTCTGCCATCTTAGAGACGCCTTTGACTGCTCAAGCGGGGGAGGAGGCTTCACCCATAACGCAAATACCTGCTTGTATGACATTCCTCTCCGATCACGAAGCGCTTGCCGTGCCTCCCGTTGCTTGCGTTGGATGAATGCCGTGGCCTGTTCACCATCCTCTCGTCCCGAGAAATACCGCCTAACAAGACTCCGTAGGTACCGGGACGGAGCTTGATTTGTCACTTCCGTTGTCGTGGATATGATGTGCCCCTCGTCATTTCGGAGTGTGTTCTGTCGTACTCCTCGGAAGTAAAGCTTTGCGTGCGAAAAGTTCGCATGAGCCAGGTCAGCCGTGACGAGATCATATCCCTGCCGGTTATGAGCCGTCAGAAGTTGGTACCCACACGATCTTTCAGCAACGTGGGCGTGTATAACTTCGCGATTCAGACTCATTCGGTCAGCTCGGAATGCTGACCGTGTGAGGAGAAGACGATTAGGGGAATGCCTGAGTGGATGCTCGGGCACAGGAACTCCAGTCTCTTCATAAAGTTGTCGTTCTATATCGTCGAGAGTGGTCGCCTCAAGGTGGATGAGATCTGTGAATTGTTCGTGATGCTGTATCGAGAAATCAACCCCATATCGCTGCTTCATCACGTTCAGCTGTTCTTGGATACGAGGTTTCCACTCATCAGTGATACTAAACCACACATCATCCGCCGCATGCACGAACCTAAAATGCTCGTAGAATCCCGTGGCGTTGCCACCGTTCATCAAAGCATAAGACGCAACAAAAGCCAATTCGACCCAGTCGCGATTGTCGGCCGTCGTCGCAACTGATCCTGTCCCACCTCCTCCTGTCTTGAAGACAGTTGATCCATCCATCAGGTTGACAATCATACCATGCGAAAGACCCTCGTAATAAGCTTTCAAGTAAGTTATGGCGGCATGCGAATTGAAAACGCCTGACTCTTCGAGGCCCCGCTGGTACAGCCGAACGCTCCCTATCGTAGCAAGTTCAGTAGCGGCTGATGAGTCAAAACGCCTGCCGTCGCCCCCATACATGTTTGGCAGCTCTCCAATGTGGGCAGCCACTTGTGCCATGGCACCCTCGGTCCGGCGCATCATGTTGATGTGTCCGTAATGAGCGGGCCCCACTCTCTTGTTCCTCTCCATGAGGAGGGTATTGAAGACAATGCCGGTTATACGGTCACCCGCCGTGACTGTTCGGATTGCGGATGGGTCTTCGAGCAACCGCTCGATAGGGACGATGACGTTTTTGGGAAATGCATGGAGTCCCACATTAGGGATCTTCCCAGATTTCAGAATGCGTTCGGCCGCGACATGAATCGCCTCATACCATCTAGTTGACTTTAATTCAGACCGTTTCTTGATAACAGGTAGGAATGGTAAACCAGCGGAGTACACCCATTTCGTGTTCTCCATCACTTGGCCAACCGACATTGGCATGGGATTCTCATAG